GCAGAAACAGGGCTGACTATATCAGTCGGTGTTTCCTTCAATAAAGTATTTGCCAAGCTTGCCAGTGATTACAGTGGGCAATTTACACGGTCAGACGATGGTTGTTATCATGTAGGTGCCATTAAATTAGCGCATACAGGATTATAACCAAGGGCAAAAAATTATTTGCCCTTATTTCATAAACACTTCAAGAACAGGCACTTTCTTGTTCACACCATTGTCAATGGTGTCATAGGTGATTTTATCAATGAACTGCTTCAAGAAGACATTCTTGGCCTTGGCATCCATTTCTTCATTGTTGATGCAGTCCATGATGGCATGCAGGGTTGTGATTTGTTCTGAATAATCGACAGGCGCAGGGGCATTCTTTTTTGCTTCTGCGATGTTTTCTTTTAAGGCATCAATGCTTTGGGTGTACATCTGTTTTCTTTCAATGAATTCATCCCTGGTATACATGCCATCTTCAGATTCCCAAGAATCCATCAGTTTTCTTTTCCTGTTTTCAAGCTTGACCAATTCAGCTTCCATGGTCTGAATGATGCTTTCATGGCGCAACAGTTCAGAATTGTCTGCCTTGTTTTCCATTTTGATTTGACAGTCGGTGACTTTAAGCTTCAACGCTTCAACAAGTGCTTCCGTGACCACAGGCTGTGGAACAGAATGCTTCTTGCAAGCTTTGCCGAATGGATGGTGGAACCTGGCATTCCTGTTGTCCGCATAACGCATGAAGCCAATGGCACGGTCACAATCGCAGCACCTTAAAATGCCGGACAAAGGGTTCACAAGTTCTGTGTTCAACTTGGCAGGGGCTTGTGTGCCATAGATTGTTCTGACCTTGTAGAACTGTTCTTCGCTGATGAAGCCTTGGTGCTTGCCTTCATAGAACTGTTCGTTGTCTGTGGAAATTCTTTTCTTGACCACTTTCCCTGTGGTTGGATCCTTTTCCTTGATGGTCTGCTGTTTTCCCCAAGACACTTTGCCGATATAGTGGGCATTGAAAAGGATGTCCTTGATGGTTGCCCTTGCCCATTCACGGCCTTGCCTTGTTGGGACACCCATCATGGTCAACTGCTTGGCAATCCAAGATGTGGGCTTGCGGTCTTCTGTATACCAATCAAAGATCATCTTCACAAACTTTGATTCTTCTGGATTTTCTACAAGGGTTCTTTCCTTCCTGGATTTCCTAACAATGCGATATCCATAGGGAGCGGTAGGAAGGATATAGTTTCCTTCTTTGACGGCTTGCAGCTTTCCGGCTTCCAGTCTGCGCTTGATGGTCTTATATTCCCTTCTGGACATGAACAGGCCGAATTCAAAATATTCTTGGTCAAACTCATTGTTTGGATCATAAACTTTTGCAGGTGTGATGATGTGTGTGTTGCTGAACTGGAAGGCATCAGCCACTTCACCCTGATCCTTTGTATTTCCTCTGGCTAATCGTTCAACTTCGACAACAAGAACACCCTTGTATTTTCCGGCATACACATCTGAAAGCAACCTTTGCATTTCAGGCCGTTCATCAATGCTGTCACCAGAAACCAGTTCCTTGTATATGGTTATTTGACTCAAAGTGATGTTGTGCTTCGCTGCCAGGGCTTCAAGCATGGCCTTGTGCCTGGCAAGGGTTTCACCTTCGCCAAGGGCTTCCAGTTCAAGGTCAGTCCTGGACTTTCTCAAATACATTGCATATCGTTCTTGTGAATAAACATTCCTCGCACTTTCTACTATTTCATTTGCATTCAACTTCTTCACTCCCTTTTCAACTGTCCAGATATTTATCAATGATTTTTGCCTTGCGGTCATTTTCCTTGCGCCAGTATTCCACTTCCGCAAGCAGCGTGTTGATCCGTTCAGCAGCAGTGCTGTCACCATAATCAAGTTCGCAAATGTGTTTGCCTACGGTACCAACAACAGCAAGTTCAATTCTTCTGGCGGTTGCTCTCATGATGTCCTGATCAATATTGATTGCCATAATGCGTTCTATGGTCTTTACAGATGTATCAGCATCCCTGGCAATATCGGCATTGGTTAAATGCGCCATTTCTTTAACATCACGCATATACTCACACCAGTTTTGCAGATCCATTCCTCTGGTGGGAATGCCGCCACATACTTTTCTGAATCGTTCACATGACAAGCATCTAAAGTATGGCTTTGTGGATGGGTCTGGCCTTGTTTTCATTGTTTGCCCTCATTTCGTAAATATGATAGGGATTTTTCCCATAATAGCAGGATTTTGCCCACGCATCTTTCCGTCAAATCCCTTTATGTTAGGCTGTATTTTTCGCTTCCGAAATGATAGGCTAAAACCAGGTCAGAAATGGCCTATCATTCCTTTCAGTGGTGTGGGGGTGTTCGGTTGGCACTGGCACCCTCACACCAAAAATACACAGATTTTTCAAAAATTAAAAAATACTATTGCACATTCCCAAAAATTATTGTACTATAACGATTAGAACGGATGTTCTATAATTCCCCGGTGAAAGGGTGGTAGTATGCGCATTGATAAGGCAGAACTTGAAAGACTTTTAGAAACACTTACAGAAGAACAGTTAGAATACATATACCATTTGATTATGGGATTATTCTGCCAGACTGCGGATTAAGTCCCTGACCATTTTCTTCTTTTCATCGGATAATTCATAGTATTGTTCAATAGAAACCATCAGTTCATGGTCTAAAAGCACTTTTGCATGAAGTGTGGCTGCTTCCTTTGGGTTGCTCTCAATAATGAGGTCAGATCCCCGGAGATCCAAAGCGCAAGCCAACTTTTGCAGGGTGCTTCTTTTTATGTTCACAACTCTGCCTTTTTCATATTTTGCAATAGCAGATCTTTGCACACCCAGGATCTTTCCCAATTCTTCCTGGGTCATTCCTTTTGCAATCCGGGCTTCCTTTATCTTTTGACCGATGTCCAATATTTCCACCACCTTTCTTGGTTGTGTCCTAATAATACACCTTTGTTTCCTAAAAATCAAATATTTTTTATTATTATTCCAAAATAATTATTGACAGACAGAAATTATCGTAGTATAGTAAATGCGTCTAAATCAGACACACAACATATTGTGGCGCAAATTTTTTTAAGCACTATGTATCTAATTTAGACACATCCACAAATTAAAGGGGGGTGACTGCATGAATACAAAACTTTTCAAAAGCGTGATGGTGCTGCATGGTGACACCAATGCCAGTCTTGCCAAGTTCCTTGGGATTTCTGAACAGAGCGTGTGCAACAAAATCAATGAAAACGGCACAGAGTTCAAGCAGGGTGAAATTACGAAGATCAAAGAACGCTACAACCTGGATGCCGCCATGTTAGACCGAATTTTTTTTGCAAACGGTGTGTCCGATTTAGACACAAGCAACTAAGGGAAGGTGGATCTGATGATTGTCAACCATCTTGAAAACGGTGTGACAGAGTATGTCACGGAAAAGGCTATTGTCAGGATTCACCCTGGCAAATTTACAGAAGAACAAAGAAAGGTGGTTCTTGAAAATGCAGCAAAAGATTTCTTCAGAGCGGTACAGAGGGCGCAGAAAAATGAAGCGGTACATGAAACTGACACGGTATCAGCGTGAAATGCTGTTTGATGCTGCCTGTGGATTCGTGTGCGGTGTGATTATTACGGTGGTCGGATGTCTGTTGCTTCGGTGGTTCCGTAATTCCGGGGCAGAATTGTTATTCCGGCTGTCTGGGGCGGTGGGTTACTGATGCCATGGACAGATGATCCGCTTTTGGATTTTGACAGATACGATGCGGAGCAGAATCGAAGGCTTGAACAACTGCCTGTGTGTGCCGACTGCGGTGAACACATCCAAGATGATTCGGCCTACTACATAAACGGTGAATGGATATGCCACAACTGCATTTCTTCATATGAAAGAGAGGTTTTACCAGAATGAAGGTTTTGGAATTATTCGCAGGAACACGCAGCATCGGCAAGGCTTTTGAAGCGGCAGGGCATGAAGTGTTCAGTGTTGAATGGGACAAGTCCTTTGAAAACATTGACCTGTATGCAGACATCATGACAATCACTGCTGCTGACATCCTGGAACAGTTTGGGAAGCCTGATGTGATTTGGGCAAGCCCGGATTGCAGCACATTCAGCATTGCTGCCATTAGCCATCATAGACGGAAAAATCCAGTCACAGGCAATCTGGATCCTGTCAGCGAATATGCAAAGTTTTGTGATGATGTTGACCAACATGTGTTCAGTAAAAAGCTGCTGATTGCAGACTATGCCATTCTGGTGCTGATGCTTGCAGGATTCTTTGTGCCGAGAATCGACACAATGAATTGGGCAATAGTTGTGGTTGCCTGGGTGGCACAGGTCACTGTTTCCACAGGGGCTTACTACTGGAAG